CATCACGCCCTGGCGGATCGAGCTGTACGAAACGCCCTCGAGATTGTTTGAGAGTGACACATAGCTCACACCGAGACCCGAGCTGATTCCACGCAGAATTGCTTTCTCGAAATCGCTGAACGCTGTCGTCGGATGATCAGGATCGAAACTTTTCACATCCATGCCAGCTGGCAGCTGTTGGAATGTACCAGGCTCTGCGCTCATGATCGGAGTGCCATTGTCCAGATCGTCGCCCATGTAGCCATCGCCACCTGGTGACGTAATGAATCCCATCGCAGATGCACCGACTCGAGCAGCGACCAGCTCAGCTTCCTCGTATCCATCGAGCATCTTCAGTCTCGGCAACACGTTCGACATAGGTGGAACGCCTCGAGTCTGCCCTGGACGCTCCTGGATGTACGCATGAATCATCTCGCTCGCTGGAACGCGAATGTGCTTCCGCTTGGTGTAATCAGTACCGAACCCGTCCGAATGATGCGGATGATCTGCGAACAAGTAGTACGCAGCTGGCCGCTTCATCTCATCGAGCTCGACACCCATCCTCACCTCGCGACCGTTGGTCAGCTTGGTGTTGTATTCCTCATCGAGATAATCTGCTTCGTAGAACTGAATCGCGAACGCATGATCTGTGTCGCGCATGTTTTTGACTAGGCGAATTAGCACCTCGCCATCTCGCGCCCAGGTCTCGATGAACAGACGCTGCGCTGCCTGGAAACTCAGCTTCCCGTCGACAGTGCAATGACCAAAGCGACACCAATCGCGGAACGCTTCCTCGACCAGGCGATTCCCTGGAGCATCAAGCGTTCCATCGGGATTCCGCTTTTTGCTTTGGAAGTGAACGCCATTCGACCCGACCACATTGCTGGTCAGGATCTGGATGTATCGTCTGGAATAAGGATGATTTCTCGCGCTTTCTCGGCAGCGGTCTCGAACGACCCGGAGAGCTCCTCGAATCTCGGAATCAGCTGATCTCGAGGATGTAATGAAATCAGCGAATAAGCGTCCAGTGTTTGCAGCATAGAATGACCGCTTCTGAACTGGCTTTTTCTTTTTGAACCGATCAAACAGCCCCATGATCAAAACCTCACTTTGACAGTCACGCCTGTTGTCTCGCCTTTAGCGATCAGCTGAGCTGTTTTCTCTTTGCGGAGCTCGAGCTTGTAATAATCGCGCCACTGCATCAGCTCTGGAATACTGATCTTGGTCAGCTGGCGATCCTTGATTGAATAATTGGCCACATCAGAATCTGCGCGACCTTGCAGGATGCTCTCGATCTTATTGACCATGATCTCTGCGTGAGTCCTGGGGTCGCTCTGATTGACATCGAGATCGACATTCGCAGTAAATGTGCCAGTGTCGACAACGATTCGCTCTGAATCGCTGTTCCGAACGATCTCGAGCTGCCAGTGATAATAACCAGGAACGAAATCAGCTGAGACAGCTGAGCTGACCGAAAACAGATAATGAGTCGTCTGATCTGTGCCTTCGATCTGGATCTCGTTCGATCCACCGCCAGTGATCCTGGCGATATACGTTGCTGTGTAAAGATTGGGTGGGTAATCATCAACTAAGTCGCTGCGCTTCCATTGAATAAAATCACCGACCGTGACAATCGTTGGCTCGCCTTCGGGCGCGTTCGCAGCATCGAACAAATTGGCCATATCATCTCCAGTTGTTCACAAAACCGCCCTGCGGTCGTTGTCGCATCAATGGCTGTGGCTGCTTGGCTGGCACAGGTTTGCCAACTTGATCAGACAGCTTTTCCGCTATTGTATCCAAGTTTGGAGATAATATCACCATCGCTGCCATAGCATAAACTCGACAGTCAAGAGCCTCGACTCGCCTCCGCTGCGCTTTCCATACTCTGACCTTGTGACCTCGCACCCACTTTGTCACCAAAGCCTCACCCGTCAGCTGCTTGAAATACTCCTCGTCGTAATGTGCCGGGAAATGACAGAAACCATCACCAGGCTCGTCGATCTTGAGTCTCGAGTACAGCAGCTCCTTGGCCGTATCGACTCCCACACTGAACAGCTTGATCTTTGCGATGTTTGTCCTGGTCGGTCTCGAGACCAGCGGTCGACCCTCGCCACCGACACCCTTGATCGCAAATATTCGTTTGCCATCTCTGATCTTTGCGTATGAATAGACCGACTGAGTGTGGTGACCACCTGAGTCGATGCAGCTGCTGCGAACCATCAATTCGACTCCATCCTTTCTGCGATAGGTCGTCGCTAGCACCTGGTCGAGATCGTTCCAGATCCTCGAGCCCGATGGATCACCATGAATCACCTTGTAATCGATTGACCAGGATTCCTCGCCTCTGCCCCATCCAACAATCTCGACCTCGAGACGATCATCCTGGGTATCGATCCCGGCAGTCAGCAGCACCACATCATCTGGGATCTCCTCGCCCCAATCTTCACGCCTGGCTAGGAGACTGTGATCATCCACACTGTCTCCACCTTCCTCCCAGGTTTCAGCCAGGCTGACATTGATGAACGATTGCAGATCACCAGCGCGTTTTTTCTCCAGGAAACTTTGCGCGATGTCACCGAGTCGCCTGAAACAGCTGTACAGCTCATTCAGGTGATAACTCGCGTGACCCTTGAACTCTCGCTCTCCAATCCAGCGACCTTTGCGGATTGCAGCAATTCGCTCGCTGTCATTCAGCGCGACACCGCAACTCGAACAAGCGTAAACCGCTTTCTCTGGCTCATCCTCTGGCCAAGAGACGTTCGACCATTGCAGATGCTGCTCAAATTGGCAGTGTGGACATTCGATGTGGAATCTCCGCTGATCGCCCTGGTCGTATGCGGTCTCGATCCAGCTCGAGCCTTTGATCGTCGGAGTCGAGATCTCGAGCAGCGTTCGCTGATCTCCGAAAGTTGCAGCTCGCTGCCAGAGCAGAGAGACCGGATGACCTTCGCCAGTCATGTCGTATCCATCGACCTCATCGCAAACGATGAAAGGAGCGGATCGACCACGCATCGTCTTTGGTGACCCAGACCAGGAGAACATCAAGAATCCGCCAGGATAGGACTTCATGCGCTGATTGTTCACGCCTTCTCGAGCTCTCGGCTTCGCAACTAGCTCCTGGAGTGTCTCGTTCGATTCGATCAGCGGATTGAACTTGGTCTCGAGCCAGGTGGACAGATCGCCCTGGCTTGGCTGCATCATGATCTGGCTCTGTGGATTCTGCGCGATCCGATACGCCTGGGCGCACAATGCCATCATCGTCTTTCCGACCTGGGCTCCCCACATCAGCGTGATCCTGGTGCAGCTGGGATCAGCTGTCATATCCAAAGGCTCGCGCTGATATGGCGCGTTGTCGAATCGAATCAGACCTGGGATCGCGTTGCCAATTGGCAGATGCACATTGCTCTCTGCCCACTCCGATGGTTTTAGATCAGGTGGTGGTCGCAGCAGCCGAGCTGCTTTGTTGATTGCCAGAGATATCCCGGCTGGATTATTGAATTTCAGCAGATTGGTCGTCATCTTGCTCTATCACCTCGAATCCGCCAGAGAGCGACATCAGTGCAGCATCAATCTCTGACAAAATTACTTTTTTGATCTGTGTCTCGGTCTGTTCTCCGATCAGCTGTGCTGAGATTCTGCTCGGTATGTTTCTGAGATTTGCTCTGATCTCTGCAAAACACTGTTCGACAGATCGCTGCACATCAGCCAGATCAGCGACCTCACCTCGAGCTTTAGCTGCATCGATCTCTGCAATATCAGCCTCTGCTTTGACCTTCCGAGCTCTCTCAGCATTGAAGTCGATCACTTGTTTGCCATCGATCTTTAGATTGCGATCTTGCAGGAATCGAATGTATCCCTGGACAGCTGGTGCTAGTTCATAGCGACCGCGCTCCGATTTCGGAATCACGCCATCCTTTGTGAGCTGCTGAACTCTCCTCTCGGTCAGCATCAAGAGCTTTGCTATCGCTGAAACCGGATGAGTCGCTGCATCTGCCATGTTTTCTCCTCAAAGAAACGAAACTGTTTAAAAATTAGTCACAGAAATGAAATAATGCGGTCGCGAATCAC